CTGACGCGCCTGGGTGACAGCGCTGCGGGCCAGCAGGTTCATCCCCGCTTCACCATCCGCGCTCAGGTTCAGACGACGAACCACATCGGTAATCGACTCATTACGGAAGAAGGCCATAGCCACGACCATCCAGATAACCATGTCGCCAGGTAANCNACGGCGGCGGCCAGCTCCTTTTCTGCCTTCGAGGCATTGCGGGGCGGCTCCACCGACCAGTCCAGCGTCAGCAACGCTTTTTTGCGCTTTTCCATCTCGGCGAACAGGTGGCCATCACGTTCTTCCATATCCGCAAACAGCATCGCCTGCGCCGGAAGATAACCGCGCTCGGCGGCTTCCAGAATGCGCGGCAGTTTTCTGATGTTCAGACCACGGGACGGGTGGTCGGGATAAATGCGCAGCCGTTCCGCCACTCTGACCGACTGCGTGGTTTTGAGTGCCTCACGTTTCAGCGGGCGTCCGTAAATATCAACAAGCTGTGCCATTACCATCCTCCTGAACCAAAACGCCCGCCACGGTCACGCCCGGTGCTGCGTGGGGTGTGAATCTGAAATTTTGCGCTACGCGAAACCGCCAGCGTCCACAGCATGTGCAGACAGTCCGGGCCATCATCGTGGTCAGCTTTGGGGTAGTGGCGCAGCTGGTCAATCAGTGTCTGATGTGTGTGACTGATACGAATCAGGCCGTTGGCCATATGCGGCTGAAGGGACTCGATACGCAGTGCCTTATCCTCCAGCGGGATGACCGGCAGCGCCGGAACCGGCACACCCAGCGCCGCCGAACGCTCAACCAGCACGGTACGCAGAAACTCCTGAAACTGGACGGACTCAAACGACCAGCACAGACAGTGGTATTCCCGCTGATACTTAATCACGTCTTCGATAAGTTTGTTTGGCAGACGTCGGCGGATATCGGCTTCAACCACATCCAGAATGCCGGTAAAGCGGTTAAAGCCCCCCACGAGAATGGCCGACGGGTCGCGGTTTTTGTTTTTCTTCCCGAGACTGGGGTCAACAGCACCATAAAACACCCATTCATCAAGACGGTTAACCCAGAACTTAATGCAGCCCGCAAACAGCGCATCTTCACCGCTGACCGGGTCGTTCTGGTATTCAGAATCAAAGGTGTCATGACCGTCACGAACACGGATTTTCATCAGCGCCAGCAGGGGACGCGCCGCCCATGACACCACCGACCCGGCGAGCATCTCGGCTTCGTTCTGCCGGTAAAGTGCCTCCGCCGCTTCCGGCTGTTTGTTGCGGATGAGTTCTTCCCACTCGTCCCACAGCTTCATGTTGGCAGGCCACTGAATGACAGCCTTAAAACGGGCCGTTTTCCACATCGGGTTATTCAGTGTGCGCGACAGCACGGAGTCGTAATGCAGGATGGTTCCGATATAAATAATATCGGTTTTACCGCCAGCCTCACCCAGCGGCATCACGGTTTTGGTGAGCCAGTCGTGCAGCTTGTCGCGCTGCTCCGGGTTACGCACCATCTCGTCGTTCTCGATGTCGTCGAGGATGATCAGGTCAGGACGGTACGGGCCGTGGCGCAGACCACGCAGTTTTTTACCACTACCGGCAACGGTCACCTTGATATTGTTGGCCGTGACGATGGTCCCCATACGCCAGACGCGCCCCTGCCCGCACACTTCCGGGAAATCGTTTTTTAAACGGGGGTTAAATTCCAGTTCAGCCTTGATGGCTTCCAGCATCGGATAAGCCTGGTCGATACTGTCCATAATGATGACCGGGTAATGCTTAATGGCCCGGATAATGGTCCACAGGGTAAACAGCTGAGTCACCAGCGTGGATTTTGCCTCACCACGAGGCGCGGCGATGGCGTCGTTCTCCGGGGCCGGGCTTGCCACAACCTGTGGCAGACGGCTGAACAGGTATTTATGCAGCTCACTTTTTGCCGGGTTGCGGACGTAATGCGGGAAATAGTTTTCGACAAAATAATCGTAGCCCGTCACCGGGTCGCAGACTGCCGCCCGGCGGGCCTGTGTGGCCTGCGGGTTTACATCGAACCCCAGACATTCAGCCTCGATGGTCTGGCGGAGGTTGGCGATGTACTCCTGCAGGCTTCTCTGAAACTCTTTAATGGAAAGTTTACGTTTTGCCACGTCACACCTGCGCTGCTTCTGCCTGCGCTTTTTCGATACGTGCGCAGGCGATATCAAAATACTGGTTAGTCATTTCAATGCCGGTAAACCGTCCGCCACGGGCAAGTACAGGGATGGCGGTGGTGCCGCTTCCCATAAACGGATCGAGAACGTGCGCATCCGGTGCCAGCGGTTTAACCAGCTCGGCCATCAGCTGAACCGGCTTTGCCGTCATGTGCAGTTTTTCGGACGGGACAACACGCTGCGTAATCACGCCCGGGAACGGGCCACCGTGCGGGCATTTGTCGAGTTTTCCGTTGCTGCCCCAGACCACATACTCGGCCTGATGCCGGAAATAGCCGGTGTGTGGCGCACGGGAAGCCTGCGTTTTATCCCAGACAACCAGACCGCGCCACAGCACACCACCGGCCTGAAATGCATCGGTAAGCGCCGGTAGTTGTCGCCAGTCACTGAACACCATGAAATAACCGCCGGGATTCAGCCTGTGCAATGCATGAGATATCCACATGGAACACCAGAACGCCCAGCTGCGCTGGTCGCGGTTATCGCCGGTGAACTCGGCATACTGAGTGTGACCGACATACTTGTCCGAAGGGGCCATGCTGCGGTCTGATTTGTGTGTGCCACCACTGCTGTAAGGCGGGTCGGTAATGACGGCATCAAAACGTTCAGATAACGCCGGCAGCACATCAAGAACATCACCGCAATACAACGTTGCGTTACCAATAATCTGTTTTTGCATTACAAATCCCGAATATCAGACGGCCCGGAAAACCGGGCCGCTGTGGTTAACTGAAATTATCCTCAAGCTCTTTAGCGAAGCCTTCGAGCACCTCAAGGAACGCGGCATACTGTGCCGGGTGACGCTCCTTGATGAACGCGCCGAGCCGCTGCACCACTTCCAGTGCTGTGGCGAGCCGGTCGGTTTCCGGCAGGATTTTTTTACTGCTGGCCACCGCCTTACTGAGACTGTCAGACAGACTCGCCAGCAGTTCGACGGACTCCTGCGGCGGGATGTCCGGGTTCTGGTTCAGCCGTTCAAGCGTCGTCTGACACTTCACCACCAGACTGATAAGTACGGTGCGGGCGACACTTTCCAGCCCGTCACCGGCGAGCGCGTGCGCGGCCCGCAGCTTGTCCCAGTCGTCGCCGTTCTTCATCGCCTGCGTTTTCCAGCGCCGTGCGGTGTCGTGCGGCACGGCGTACTTCATTGCGACGATATCCAGCGGAAGCTGGTCAAAGATGTACCCGTTACGGACTTTGTCCCTGATATCCTGTGACCACGCCATCAAACGCCCTTCCGGGTATCTGAAACCGTTGCGTCATCAGGTAGTTCGGTGACTGCAAATACAGGCATTCCGGGATGGCGGACATCCTCAATCATTTCCAGCATGGACTCGCCAAACCATTTCAGCTGTGCTGCCTTGCGGGCGTCCTGGTAATAAACCAGATAACGGTTTTCACCATCTGCATACTGGGTACGGGCTTTAATTTCCCCGCATTCTCCGCTGACGTGCAAAGCCACAACCTGCGTCAGTCCGAACTTAAAGGGACGCCCGGGAACAGCGGCTTCCACCAGTGCAATCGCGGTGTTTTCTTTTTGTTTCATCTGTCCAAAACCTTAAAAAATCAGTTCTGCGAACACTGCCGGATACCGTCAATAATCCGGCAGACCTGCGCCGCCGCGTCAAACAGCTGGCCCGCTCTGTTAATGTCTGTGCATCCCAACGGAAGCAACATCATCAGAAACAGGGCCAGAACACAGCGCGCGGCTTTACGTGGCGTTCTGTGTGTCCAGTGCTGACGCGTCATACCGCCACGCGCTCCTCCAGCCAGCCATAAACAAACGATTCGTTAGCCTCGCGTTTCTCTGCCAGTTCCAGATAGCGGTCACCCTGCGTGCAGTTCAGGGCCGTCAGCATCACCCGTTCACCGTCCTGACCGCGATTATTCAGGAAGGCGCGCAATGCGCTGATGGTACGAGGTCCGATGCGTCCGTCTGCGTCCATATCCGGGTACAGCCTGCCGCGCAGGTTGAAAACGTTCAGCCAGCGCTGAAGCATTTTTGACGCCACGGATGGCCCCATATTCACACCGGTATCACACAGCTCTGCGGCAATATCAGGGGATAACGCTGCTACCTGGTCAAATCGCGGACCATACCAGTAATCAGCTTCAAGGATGTCCAGCGCCTGTTCGCGGGTTAAATCGCGCATATCGCCACGATATCCGTGGGCGCGGGCGACTTTTTCCGTAATGCCCCATTTGGTCGGACCGCCCTTATCGTCCGGGTGATTGACGTAACCGCCTTCTTTGCCCAGGACTTCATCAAAAATGTCATCTTTTGATTTCATGTGGATGCCTCAGTAACGAAAGGATTTTTGACAAATTCCCGTGCGCCCACACGATAAGCGCACAGAAAACCAGATTCAGCGCCACAACCAGCCAGCTGGAGTGCGTGTATGTACCGGACAGCCAGCGGAACGGGATGATGATGTAGCCGAGCATCAGCCAGTACGCCAGCCAGGTAATCATCGGTTTATGCGCCGCACCGTGGCGGCGATACACAAACAACCCCAGCACAATGGCGAGACACAGCCAGACGTTCACGATACCGGCAAGGCTACTTTCCATTTCCACCCCCTCCGCCGCGCAGTCTGGAAAACAGGCCGAACAGCGATGAAATTTCCTGTTGATAAAGAAAAGTCAGTATCTTGATGGATAAAGCAGAGACACCGACCGCACACAATGCATCGAGCGGTTTGTCGTTATAGTGGGTCAGCCACTGCATCAGTGACGCAGCCACGCCAGCCCCCAGAACGCCAACCACAAACGCGACGAGCAGGTGAATAGCCATTCGCCATACCGGGATTTCTTTCTGCTGAGTGACAACAAAAAGCGCCCCGGCAAACGCGCCCACCACGACCCCGAAATCGGTATTGGTGAGAAGGCCAAACACACTGGCACCACCGATGGTGACTGCCACAGCTCCGCCGCCTGATAAGGGTTCAGACATGAGTTTCTCCTGTAAATCTGAGCCACTGACGGCCCGTAAATAACACCCTGTCAAAGGCACAAAAGCCTTTTGCAGGGCGCTATCCCTTAAGGTGCCTTGTGGTCTGAGTGGACAGGGTAAACGGTCTGGTGTGGTGGGTACTGCTGGGGGAGTTCAGCACCCCGCGGCGGCGGGGTGATAAATCAGAAGCGGGAAAGGGAATCCGGCGTAATAAGAGGTTTATTGCAAAGCGGAGCAGAGGCGTTTGCTTTTTCCAGAGCGGCGCGCATCTCGTTTTCGCTGGCGATGATGTCAGCAATAGCACACTGCAACGCTTCTTCCTGAACAACCATATCCGGTTGTTCGGCCATTCGGTTTAGCTGGCTGGCCAGATTTTTCATATAAGCGAAGCGGCGTCCGGCAGCATCCCGGGCCTGCTCTGAGTAGGCCGTATACTCGCCAAGTGCCGTATAGTTGGTCATAAGTGTCTCCTTTTTTCTGAGGCCCATTAATCAAAAAGCCCCACCTGGGTGTAATGCCGATCAGTTAAGGATCGGTTGACCGATCCTTAATCTGCGGCACTATAACGGCTTCCACAACAGGGAGCCGTTTTCTTATGCCACTTCTCAATGACCTGCTCGATTTCAGCGACCATCCGCTGATGCCGCCCCCTTCTGCACAACTGTTTGCTCAGCATCTTCCCGTCGAATGGATACAACACTGCCTGACTCTTTCTGCACATGCGACCGTTCGCCGCCGTCGTTTA